CCATGAACAACTTGGTGAGGTTCTTGGCCATGGCTTTCTGGCCGGCCTTGACCAGCTTGCGGCTGATGGCATCTTCCAGGCCGACGTAGCTGATGAACTTGCCGGTGATGGAGCGGTTACCCAGCAACGAAAAACCGCCAAGGATGGTGCGCGCGTAGTAGCTCACGCCGTAGCGGTTGAGCAGGTCGCCCTCGGTGGAGGTGTCGAGGATGTTGTACTCGACCACGCGGGAAACGTCCTCGGCGAAGGTCACCTGGTTGCCCGGGCTTTCCCACTGCTTGACCTTGGCCAGTGCAGCGATGGCCAGCGAGGACGGCGACAGGAACACGTTCTTTTTCGCCGCCTTGGAGTATACCGACGGCATGTTGTGCACCAGCAGGCAACGGTCGAAACCGAGGTCGGCACCGCCCAACTCGCCGCTGTAGGTCACTTGGTCAGCAACCGAAGCATCCTTGCCATCGAGCACCACACGGGCCTTGATGCGTTTGCCGAAAGAGGCGAACTCACCGGCCACGGCTTTGGTGCCGGTGAAGCCCGGGGCGCCGATGATGGTCAGGTCTTCAGGGACGCTGCTCAGGGCAGCCAGGCCCAGTTTGCGGCCAGTGGTTGGCTCGTTGCCGCCGATCACATTGTTGAGGGTGTCGGCCGGGGTTGCGCCCTCCTCCACGATCACCACGTAAACCGGCACCTTCACCACTTTGAGGATCTGGTACACCGCCTGAAACAGCGTGCCCGACTCAGCGCCGGTGGGGTCCAGCAACGCCTGGGTGGTGAAGCTGTTGATGCGAAACGGCGCGTTTTTCGGGATCGACGCGTGGGCATTCGGCGCAGTGCCGACCAGGCCGATGACGTTATCGCCAAGACCACCCATGGTCTCGGGAGATTCAGTGGCATTCACGGTGATGCCGTTGTGCTCGAAGTTAAGAACCTCAGCCATGGTTAGTCAGCCTTCTTGGGGGTGGAGTTGAGGACGCTGGTCAGTTCCAGGCGGCCGGCGGTGCGCAGGGCGGATGCTTCGACGTCCAGCAGTTGCAGTTCTTCGCCGGCGGTGGACCAGTGGCCACCTCCGAGGGGGAATGGGATGAGGACGGTGTAGGTTTGGCGGTTGAGCATGGGTGGAATTCTCCGTGTGGAAAACGCCAAAGCCCCTGTGGGAGAGGCTTTGGTGAGGCGAAAAAAAACCGCTTTCGCGGTGGGTTACTTCAGGAATGTGGGCTTTTTTGGCCAGACCACAGCGTCAGGATCAGCGCCTTGATCCGGGATATCGCGCAACCCCTGGCGGTAAGCCACAAACACTGGGCGATCCTTGTCCGTCATCGGGTAGTCAGGCATAGCCGCGTAGTCGCTGGCGGCCAGGTCGGCATCGCGCGCAGTACGAATCAGTTTCCACTTAATCAATGGGTGAATTTCAGCCAGTACAAATTCAGGTTTCATTAATAATTTCCTTAACCCAAGCCCAACAATGTTCCCCAGTCAGTGGGACGAGTGACAACACCTGTACAGGCGCCAGCAAGCATGACCTCAATTAAACCGGTTGCAGAATCGCGTATTGGGTGAACATTCATGTAATTGCCAAAGTAGCTGTCTGGCGTGACTTGTATAGCGCACCAGCGCCACTTGCCTTTCTCAGCCCCAGTGGTCCACGTATGGGCAACAGAGCCTTCTATGACTCGAATAAAAGCGCCCATCGTCATGTGTTCGTTTAAAGGCACAGCCGAACTTCCGCCCAGACGCCCGTTATCAATAGCGCAGGGAAACGCCAACCAGGGTACGGTTGTGCTTTCGGTCCATTTCATTTGCCAGACATTGACCGGGTTCCGAAAGAAGCCTGCGGCGTTGATATCAAACTCAGGAAACTTTTCGCGCACATCGGCCTGTATCTGCAGCATAAACTCAACGTCCGCGTCAGGGCGCCCAAAGGCTGCACCCGCTGTCGTAATCGTGCGCACTTTGGTGGCAGTGACTTGGGTATGCACATACCAGCTATCAATCAATTTACCGGTAGCGTCCGGTTCCATACTGAAGTTTTTTGTGACGGCCAAACGAGGCAGACGGCTATTGAGACTCGATAGCTGTGCGTCATATTTGGCCCGAGCGTCTGCCAATGCTTTATCAATTTCACTAATCTTCCCTGTCACGACGTTCGTCAGCGTATTCGCTGCGCTGACCACGGCCGCCAATTGTTGCTCAGTACTCAATGTTTGAACTCCTTGTAGTGCATTGAACGGTTCCCTGACTCTTCAATCAGGTCATTTGCATGTCATGAAAAAAGTTGCTAACCGGCCTTGGCCTCCAGTGCCATAACCCGAAAGAGCACCGCAACGCCTCTGGACATGTTGTCGATGCTGGCAGCCGAGAGCGAAGCCAGCTCTTCCGTCAGCAAAATATTGAGGTTCTCAGACCCCACTACGACCGTCACGCTGTCCGCCGGCAACGGCGAAACATCCAGCGTGAACTTCTGCAGCACCCGCGCAGCCGCCGCTTTATACGTCAGCAACTTCCCCGCCACGGAATACACCGCCAGCAAGGTCCCACTGGCGAGATAAAAACCAAACTCGCCAATCTCATACTCGGCCTCGCCATCAAACAGCGCGGCCATCCTGAGTTGCCGGTCGCCCAGATCCTCGTAGTCCACAATGGCGACACGCTGGCGTTCATCACGCAAGACCACTTCCGTGCCGTCTGGGGTGTAGCGGCCAGTACCGGCGCCGATGTGGGTGATTTCGCCTTTCAAGCCTTGATTCTTCGCCTGCAGCACTTCATCCAAACCCTTGGAGGTGAAGCGCACCAGGCGCGTAATGTCATCTGTCATGGCTGCGCCCTGAGGTCGTAGTCGTTAATGGTGTAGTGCTGGGCCACCCCGGCACTGTTAAGTCGCGCAACCAACGCCAACTCCGGCAGCGCCCCGTTCAGACACAACTCGCCGTCACTTAAAGGGGCGTCGAGGACTTGAGTGAACGCAAGCCCACCTTCGGTTTCATGCACGATGGTAATGGTCGCCTGGTCTCGCTCGCTCTTCGCCGCATTGATACGGCGAATCAAGCGGTTGTGGTCGCCACTGGACCAACTGCGCCCGATGATCGCTTGCACATCGAAGGTGTAAGGCAGGCTCAGCGGCTGCTGCTGATACCACGCGCTGATATTGGGAGTGAACCCCAGCGACTCCACCGCATGACTCAACGCCTTGGGTGTACCCGCCTGGCGTTGGATCTGCCAGGACAACGCCACGGTGAGGCGCTTTTCAGCTTCGCTGGCGTCAGCGTCCCATTCGCTCACCCCGCGGTCGGCAGCAAGGTAAGGAAGAAATTCGGCAGGCGTTTGCAGTGGGTTCATCAATGCCGGAAATGGTGGTAAAACCCGGTCGAGCAACTGTCCGAAGCCCAGGTCCAGGGCTTTTTCCAGAGGTGAGCTGTTGGCAGGCAACAAACTCGCTTTGGGCTCACTCATAGCGTGCGCACCTGCACCTCAACCGCCGTGCAATAAGGCGCCTGGAACGCGGTGCTGATGATTGGCTCCAGCGGCTCAAGGATTTGCAGTTGCGCAGCGCCGGCGCTGTGAATCGCATAATCAATCCAGCTCGGGTCCACCCGCCCTTCCAGCCGGTGACAAGACTCCGCGTAGTCCTGCAACAGTTTCTGTGCAGCGACTTGAGTCAGCCCTGAATCCGGGCCAGCGTTGATCTTGGCGACCACGCGGATTTTGTACGGCAGGATTTGCGCGCCTTGCACACTGACCAGATCCGTCTCCGGCCGTACATCCGGCCGTGCGAAATGGCGACGAACGCCGTCAAGCAAATCGGCAGAAGGCGTGCCGTCGCCCTCACGGGAAAGCACGGTGACCATGACTTCGCCGGGCGCTGTTCGACGCCCATTGCCGTCTTTGACCTGGGCCGCATAGCCGTCCGGGTCAAAGGTGTAGCTGACGGTTACCACACCTGGCGTAGCGCTTTGCACCTTCACCGACGGCCGTTCGCCTAGAGTAAAAACCTCACGCCGATACTGCATTCGCGAACCTGCGGCCGGGGCATGTGGCGCCAGGTAGTAACGCAGGCGAGCGTCGTCATCGCTCTCCAATGTTGGCGGCACAGGCGGAAATGCCGCCGGGTCGCCAGGGTCGAGTACTTGGCGCTCCAGGCCCATATCGGCCAGGCGTGCATCCAGGTTGCTACCGGTGGCCCACCACGCCAGCATCTGTTTGATGCGTGCATTGTATTTGCGCTCGTGGGTTTGCAGCCGCACGCAAAACGCTTCCAGCGCCAGGGTCAGCAGCTCGCTTTCATTGTCGAGGCTGACCTTGAGTTTGGCCGCACTTTGCGGCGCTCGGGTGGCGACGTAGTCAACGACAAACGCCTTGAATTCGGCCAGCAACGGTTCGAACTCATCCACCGCGATGATGGCCGGTTCCTCCAGTTGGTTCTGGCCGGGGATCAGCATGCTCATGTCACGACCTCAAAGGATTGTTGGCGGTTTTTCCAGGTACCGGCAAAGCGCAGCAACAGGCCGGCGCCTTGGCGGGTCGCGACGATGACCTGGGGTTGGAAATCGCCGATGCCGTTCTGCGCGTTATAGAACGCTTGGGCGGCGTGGCTTTGGGCGAGAATCAGCAGGTCGTCGCCGAGGTTCTGGCCGAGCAGTTGCGGGATCTGCGAGCCGTACAGCGGGCGTTTTTGGCGAGTGCCCACGGGGGTGGTCAGCGCTCGGGTGGCGCGCTGCACGAATTGCAGCCAGTCATCAACGGCTGCGCCGGTGTTCCTGTCGATTCCGATCATGCGGTGTCCTTATCGGGGGCTGATGACGCGGCCTTGGTGGTCCACTACGGGGCCGCTGAAGTGTGCGCCGCCGGCATCGAGCAACAGGCGGGTGCCGCCGATTTGCAGGGTGATGCCCTGGGCGCTCATGGTCAGGCTGGCGGCGCCGACCTTGACGTCGACCTGCTCGCGGGAGCCGGTAAAGGTGGTGGGGCCGTTGACCCAGTTGAACGTGTGGCTGGCGTCGTCGTAATCGCTTTGAGTGCCGTCCTGATGGCGGCGCCGGGTCAAGCTGGCAACGCTGGAGACCGGCGGAAACTGACTAGTGTTCAGGCCGAACAAGGCCACAGACTGGCCGCCGCCTTCGCCGCCGCCGTAGTTGAGCAACAGGCATTGTTCGCCCACGGACGGAATGCGCGTTTCAGTCTGTGCACCGGCGCTAGGGTTGAAAAAACGGATGGCCGGCGTGAGCAACTCACCGTGGCTGACCTTGCAGGTATTGCTGGCGGCGTCGACCTCCTGACACACGCCAATGCGGCAGAAGCTTTCGGCACGCCGGTAAAGGTCTTCAAGCTGGGTTTCCATTTCCACCAGGCGCTCTACGATCGGCCCCAGTTGCATGCGTAACAGCGCGTCGAACATGGGCTACTCCGCCAGGGGTTTGTATTGATCGGGGTCGTTGATGTTCGAGACTTCCCAGGTGCGGGCGAACAGCGGTTGACCTGTGGGATCGGTGAGTAATACAGGTCCCAAGTAAAGGGTTTGGGTGAAGGAAACGGTCCAGGTGTCGTAGTCCGTTTCCGCCGTGGTGCGCACAGACGGCGCGGCGACGATATTCATCGGCAAATCACACTGTGCCTGCGGCAGGTTCCAGCGGTTATCCAGCACCAGGTCCATCAGTTGGCTGGCCAGGTCGCACGCATCAAATGGCAATGCCCCGGGCGCAACCATGGCCTTGAGCGAAAGGGTCAACGCGTGAGCCTTGCGCCCTTCTCGGGAGCGAATGCCGGGGCCATTGCCCTCGACCGTGATCAATACGCCGGTGTTATCCCCGGTGCCGTTAAAGTCCTGGTGATTGCCGATCTTCAGGTCCGGGAAGGCCGCTTGCAGCGCCTCGCCAATGGCGAGGGGCAGTTGAGAGGGCTTTTCGATGAGCATCATTTTAAGTAGCGTCCTTGCAACAGTTACTGCGGGTCCTGACGGGAGTTTTCGTTGATTCCGATGCGCTTGGCCGCCCACCGCTCATACAGGCCGATGGCCACATCGGCACCCGCCATCGCGGTCAGGCAGCCGATGGCGCCGGCCGTCCAGATCGACATGCCGGCGGCGTAGCACAGCATCAGCGCTGAAACGCCGCACACCATGCAGGCCCCGGAGCGCAGGGCCAGACGGCGGATCAGCGACCAACCCCGTGCGCCCTCTTTGTCGGCGCGCCACATTTCGCCGGATACCCCGCCGATCACTGCCAATACGATGACCAGCCAGATAGGCATTTCCGCTAACGCTTGCTGTTCATTTGTCATGTCACGCCTCCTGGCTGAGCAATAGATAGTCCGTTTTTCATTTACAAATGCTTCGATAGGTAGGCATTCCAAAAAGCCCGGTCGCCCGGGCTTTTCAGTAATGCGGTCCAGATTCGGTCTTTCGGCGCTACTGGCGCGGTACAGACCTTTCCTCAATGTTTTTCCGACCACGATCCCTGTCTGCCGGATAACTGCTTCTGGTGCTTTACGCTGCACACCCGGGTCAGTTGCCAACCCTCTGAACCGTTATTAGGCCGGTTCATCGCTGCCTGTTTTTGAAGCGTTGAAACTAAAGAGCGTCGGCATCCTTGCCGGTGTTGCCTGGCATCCCTGCCATCGCTTCGATGGCGTCCTTGCCCATGTTGCGTGCCTTCCCTGGCACCTTCCTTGGCAGCATCCTTGCCGCCTCCACCACCTTGTTGGCTGGCTTGAGATGAAGAATATGCATGTATGCATATACAGTCAATGCACAAATGCATTTATTTTTACCATGGAAATGCATGCGTGCATTCGCGGCCTCGCGGGCAGAGGGCTTGGTGGTTTTCTGCAGGCGAAAAAAAGCCCGCGCAATGGCGGGCGTTGTCTTACGTAAGGAGGTTAACGGGCGTACATGCCCCACCAGAACACATGACCGAGGATGCTGATCTGCTCATCTTGGATATCCTGGAAGCTGTAGTCCTCGTCCGGGTGCTCATCGCGATTGAAACTGCGCAGACGAATCCCGGAAGGCAGGCGGTAGAGCTGTTTCACCCGCAACTGGCCATTGTGGTTGATGGCATACAAATCGCCATCGACGATATCGCCAATGCCACTCTTGCCTGCGTTCACCCCGACCGTGGCGCCGTCGCGCAGCACCGGCAACATACTGTTGCCGCGCACCGTCACACACTTGGCCTGATCGAACTGCACCCCGTTATGGCGCAAGCTGCGCTTGCCGAACCGCAGGCTGGCCTTCTCGCTTTCCTCGATGACGAATCTTCCTGATCCAGCAGCCAA